TCTGTAACATACCTCTTGCTGCGGTATTTGCTTTTGCTAATTTTTCTGCCCAGATCATATCTTCTAAACTTACTTCAACACCAGCACCTATATCTTTACATATAGCTGCTAGTCTCAACCGATATTGAGTAGATAGCATAAGATTAATATATTTGTATTATTATTTATGTTTATATCTGTGGGGGTTACGAGGCCCATCTATAGAGAAAAACGCTATGGGTAGGAACATTACCCAACTGAATAGAGCCAGAGTATTCATATTCTGGCCTACCCAATGTATTAATAGATTCATGGTGGGGTTACTATGTTATTTGTACCATAATCTTGTCTACCTTGTCTATCAAACTGTTCTTTCAAGGAGGGTTTTCTGAAGATTAATTTAATCAATCTACTGAACATGTATTACTCCTTTCATACCAGCACCAGCATGTGGATCACACTGGAAGTTATAGTCACCTGCTTGTTCAAATGTGACTTCCCAACTTTCGCCAGCTGAAAATGCTAGATCATTATGAGATAGTTCTGAATGATCAGCAAATATAACATTGTGTGGTGGCAATTCGTTATTCACAAACGTAACTGATTCACCAGCATTGATTGTTAATTCACATGGTGCAAAGACTAACATCCCATCCTTACCCATCTGTATTTCTGCAGCATATGCTTGTGCTGCTAATGACATCGATAAAAAAATAGATGTAACCATGATGGTGAGTCGGCTCATCCACCACATTATTTCATGTTTCATAATTAGTGTCCCATAGGTATCCCTGATGCCATAATATCAGAGATTTTTTTTACTTCTTCGTTTATACAATAACCAATAAAAGAAGGATGCTCCTTTAGATAAGGAACATCCTCTTTAGCTTGCTTCATTGCATCATATGCATCTTTTGCATACTCACATATCTCATACTTATGATGTTGTGTGTCGTGATAACCGACAGTGTAATGCTTCTGTTGAGTCAGGGGCATGATTTTTCAATCCCATACTACCCATATTTATAGCACAAAGTAGTAAAAAATACCTATTTGTGTGTGGACTCACTGACTCTGTGTTGATATTCTAGTTTGTAAAACCTACTTTAGCACCCAATACTGTATTAGCAGCTGCAAATATACAATGAGAACTTCTCTTTTGTAAAAACTCTACTGTATTACCTAGCAGTGTAAATGAACCAAGAACTGTTCCACTCTGCTCTTCTACAACAGTAACTAATCTAGCAGTAGAAGTAGTATTAACAAGGCGAACACAAGTTGCACTTCCAAAAGTAGAAGCTGTTCCTGTCGTTGTTGGACATGCTGCCTCTGCAGCTGCGACGACTATTCTTTGCGACATTACTATTTACTATTACTATAAGGTTATTTATAAAACTTGAATAACCCCTACACAATCAGGTATCTCACTCATCAATTTCTTCTCTATACCTTGCTTCAATGTCATAACACTCATAGCACAAGTCTCACATGCACCACCTAATCTAACCTTTACTATACCAGTTTCCTCTTCTATCTCTACAAACTGAAGGGATCCTCCATCTGCTTCAATATAAGGTAAAAGTTCTTCAAGAACCGTTACTACATTTTCTTCTGTTAATTCCATAATCGTGTCAATTGACGAACATCAGATACACCATAAAGAGCTTTGCAAGTTTGCTCTGCATCTTCTCTTAGATTAGAAGGACAAATAAATTCAACCTTAGTTAATCTATTTGAACTAAGTAAAATCTGTGCTGACCATTTAGTTTCCTTCATAAACCTCTCCTATCTCCCAACACTCTATACCTTCTTCTCTAATTATATCCATAGTAAGTTCTGCACGATTAGATGGAACTACTACACAATATCCAACACCAAGATTAAATACTCTTCTCATTTCTTCTTCATCCACATTACCTTGTCGTTGAATCTCTTTAAAGATCTCTGGTACAGTCCAAGAGTTCCAATCTATATCGATTCTGAGTCCTTCTGGTAAACATCTAGGAAGATTTTCAACTAATCCACCACCAGTAATATGAGCCATACCATAGATCCAATCTCCTTCTTCCAACAATCTCTTAACTACAGGTGCATAGATTGTAGTAGGAGTAAGTAACTCAGGGTGCTCCGCATATTTTAACTTAAGTCTAACTAAAAGATAATTAACAAGACTATATCCATTACTATGAAGTCCACTACTTGCTAAAGCAATAACTTTATCACTTGGTTTAATAGCAGATCCATCTACAACTTTCTTCTTTTCTACGATACCAGTACAGAATCCTGCCATATCATAATGAAGTTGTCTTGGATGTTCAGCAGTCTCTCCACCTAAGAGATCCATATCTGCTATCTCACATCCTTTTAGAATACCTATCATAATATCTGCTACATTATCATCAACCTTCTTAGTAGAAAGATAATCTAAAAAGTATAATGGAGTAGCACCACATGTAATCACATCATTAACACACATAGCAACTAAGTCTTGACCTATGGTTGTAAAGTCATTTGCAGCTGTACATATGTTGAGTTTAGTTCCGACACCATCAGCACCAGAAACTAAAATAGGTTCATCATACCCTGAAGGAATCTTAATCATTCCACCAAAACCACCAATACCAGGTGCTTTCTCTCTGAGTTTTTCTACAAAAGCATTACCTGCTTCAATATCAACACCAGCAGTTTTATAATCTAACACAATTCCCTCCTTTTTAAAGTCAAGTGGATCATCCCAAGCCATAATAATTCTATCCTTGCCAGATCATATCAGGCATTGGTGATCCTTGTCTACCTGCTGTTAACATAAGGATAACATATGCAACAAACCAAATGATGTTGAACAACCATGCTTGTCTGATCAAATACTTTCTTACACCCATAGCAGTATTAACCTTTGCTACTGCTTTAGGATCATACTCGTTACCTTTTGATCTGAGTATCTGTTCTATGATCACTGCAATGATTGATCCTACCACTAATGGATAGAATACAAAATTTGCAAATGACATTATGCCGATTAAAAAAATCATTTTTCTATAACCTAAATTTTAATGGTGATACTAATTCAACCTGTATTGGTTTATTAAGAATGTCAGCAAGTCTATGATATGCAATAGCAGTCATTACTTGAGGTGCTATAAAGGCAATCATTGCAACTACCCAAAAGATGTAGTAATAGTTTTCTTTGTTTTGTGTTCTCATCGTTTTACGATTGAAGGTACGTTTCAGTCATCATCATCGATCCAAGGATCTTCCAATTCAGATTTTAACTCTTCTATTCTGTCCTGTAAAGCCCTGTATTCCTCCAAATCGCATTCTGTTTTCTTTTCAAAATTTACACCCAATAACTCAGTACCAGGTTCTACATCTCTCATCTCTGGATGTACTGGTTTCTTTACTTCAGTAGTCCACTCACCTGATATACGACCAGCATTAAAATCTTTTACGGATTTAGATCTGAATCCATTAATTATAAAACTTACAGCAACCACTAAAAGAGCAACCCATGATACTATAAAAATAAAATCGGTAAAAGGATTCATCGACTAAACAATCTCTCAATAGGTACTTGTCGTATCTTCTCAATGACTTGAACTTGCCTTATCTTATCCACAACATCAACTTCTACTCTATCAGTAATCTTATCAATAATATTTACATCAAGGTGCATGAATGGTGGAATGATTCCTAGTATTCTAAGAAGACCATCAACAAATAATGCAAGACAAGTAAACCCAAGAATCATACTAATGATAGTTGCTTCTCGATTATGTTGTGCCATTGAGGCTTCATCAATACGACGTGCCTCTTCAACAGCCTCTGCTACCATAGCATCTACTTCTGCTTTAGTATAGAAATTGCCTAAAAGAGGGATGTCGTGTTGATCCATTACCTTATCTCGAAGTTTAGTTTGCGTACTTTTCGTTTGCGTCGTTGTTCCTGCCATTCTAAATCTTGTGATGTGAGACCTTGTTGATCTTTTTTATGATTAGATTTTACTACTACTATATTAGTTAGGTTACGAGCAGTGAACGTATCACCAGTAACAGTTAACATGTTAGGGCATCCACAACTTTTAGTTTGTGAATCCCCTTTCAGTTCCGTTCCACACTCTTTACACCTTACGATAATCATTTTACTACGTGTTTACAGCTTTCCAGTCCCTATCAAACAACTCAAGTCCTTTGTCTGTTAAGATGTTATTATACATCTTTTCAAATACTGTTGGTGGCATGGTTACTATGTTTGCACCATATCCAAAACAGTCACTTACGTCTTTTACATTTCTCAGAGATGCACCAAGCACCTCAGTATGAACATTCTGTTGCTTATATACAGAGACAATATCTTTTACTAGATTTACACCACCGAAAGAATTATCATCTACTCTTCCTACGAATGGTGAAATATAAGTTGCCTTAGCTTTTGCTGCAAGAATTGCCTGTGCTACAGAAAATACTAAAGTAACATTTACTCTGATTAGTTCTCTACGAAGTTCTTTGCAGGTTAATAAACCATCATAAGTACAAGGAACTTTTATTGTAGCAACTTCTCCGAATACACTATGTAGTCTTCTTCCCTCTACAGTCATCTCAGGAGAGTCACCAACGACCTCCATACTAATATCTTTAACACCAATATCTGCAATCTCTTTATATACATCTTCTGGATTTCTACCACTCTTCATAATAAGAGTTGGGTTAGTTGTTACTCCATCAATCAATCCAGTGGAGAAATGTTTATGTATCAATTCTGTATCAGCAGTATCTAGAAAAATTTTCATGGGAGTTGGATCTATCATCTTATTCCTTTATATATGCTTGTGGATAAATTATACGACAAAAAAAGGAGGTTGTAAACCTCCCTTTTGTTTCAATCAAGATATATCAGATTGATAATGATCCATTCCATGTGTATTAAATGTCCTTTCTACATCAATCATGTTGCCATTTTCATCTTTATATTTCACAGGGCCAAACATTTTTAAAGTATCCCTAATCAATCTCTTAACATTAGAGTGTTCTCCGTTGTCCCACTTTTCTTTACTACTATCTGCATTATGAAAGAATACAAGTTCGATTGCATAATGATTAGGATAAGTCTTGGTGTCAGTAACTGCCTCCATAATTGCTCTAATCATTTTTGAAGGTATTGCAGTACCTGCTTTCACAACTATAGTATGATCATTACGTAAACTATCTGCTTTACGATCTAGTTCCTTTAAATTTTCAGGATGTGCAGTATCATACTTTGCTATTTTCTGCCCACTCTTAGCTAAAATTTTACTTTTATAAAGTTTTTCTGCTTTAGCAACAATAGCAGCAGGTTGTCTTCCTTTAAATCCCAACCCCCTAACAAGATCTTTACCATAAGTAGTTTTATCCCCACTTATGTCAGTACCCTTTTCCCTAAGACTAATCAAAGTTTTGATCGCATCTTCTTCAGCAGTCTCTAACTTGGCAACATTTTGTCTAGGATTGAATAAATTACCACAATATCTTATCCCATCCATATTCATATTATATTCTTCACTTACTTCTTTAGGAATTCTAACAGTTTTGATTGTGTTTATATTAGGAACTCCACCAATTGCTTTGATTGTATGATTCCCATCACCAACTAAATCACCATCATCAGTTCCCATTCCTTCCCAGATGACAATAGGGTTTTGATTTTTTAAACCTGCCTCTCTTAATCCATCTTTGATACGACTAAGATGTGAAAACTCTTCTGCTGCATGTCTAACCTGAACTATCTCCAACACATCTATAGATTCAAATGGTTCTTCCTGTATCTCATCATTCTCAATCTTATCATTAACATAATCAACAATCTTTTTACAGTTTTCTATGTTAATCAATTCCCTATTACCTGTAGGGGCTACTGCATTATTGTAGTATAATGGATTGCTTTTTGCATTAACTTCACTTTGAAGTTTACTTTCAAGGTTTTGCATATCAATATAAAGTCCGTAATTAATAATTTTGTAATAGAATAAAGGTTCGGAGCCACTAAACAAACGACAGAATTTGGTATTTAATGAACTGTGCCAATAAGTACCATCAAACATACCTAATTTTGAACCAATGTATATCTCACCAGTTTTATAATGAGTAAAGGAATAAACATAAGCATCATAAAGACCAACTCCATTTAAAACAGAATTATCTATGCTTATAATTGACGGTGGATGCTCCATTAGGTTATGATATCACTCTGCAATCTATCTCCTAAAACTGTTTTCATCAGATTCAGAGATACTTGTTGTGGTCGTTGTTTCCATCCGTACCAATTGGTTTTCTTTCCAGTATTATATGGGGGCAATTCCCCTTTGTCAAGGTATTGTTCAGCAGTACAGTCATATACATTATCTCCATGCTGTAGCCACCAATGCTTCTCACCACGATAATCCTCACCACTCATAGGAACCAACTTATCAGTATCAATCAAATAATATAATGCCTGTGATGAATGATAACAATGACCATAATACTTATTAACCCCTTTATCATCAGGATACATTAATGACTTCCTTCCCTTAAGAAGATCTTCTGTAAGATTTTTCTGTATCAATCCCATTACCAGACACATGTTTAGTTCACTGAACCTATATGCTTCAAAGGTAAGTGTTCTAGTTTGAAATATTTCTTTATCTTTATACCTATGTCTTTTAACTTTCTTGATCATCATCCAATATATCAAGAGAAATAATTTCTATATCTTCATCACTATCTCTCTCTTCTAACTCAATCCAATCTTCAAACTCTGCATAGAGTGCTATCTTATCACCCACCAACTCTGTTGATTCTACTTTATTGATAGCCCACTCTCTATTATAAGCAAGAAGATCTTCAGTGGTTTTCAATTCCATAATAGTCTTTTCTAAAGTATCTTGAGAGGATGTTACTATTATAGTATTTTGGTGTCCCATCGTCAAGTGACTCGGTAAGGACTCCGTGTGCAAAGAGTTGTCGGGTTTCCTCGAAGTTTGTTTTGCCTTTTGTATGATGTAATGATAAGATAGTTCGACTAAAATTTTCTCTGCCCATCTTCCCAATCTCTTCTTTAAGTT